CATGCATTGCTTCATAAAAATCCGAAGTTCCTATAATTGAATTTTTATGAAGCAATGCATGTCTAACCGCTTCTTTCATAGATTCTAATACCTTATTAAAAAATTGGTCGTAGTTTGTTATACCAAATTCATATTGTATTCTATCTATGTAATCCTTTGATTTTATTTTAACAAATGTATCCTGTAATTTTTGAACATCTAATCTGTTTATAATTTCATTTATTTCAGAGTAAACTTCATCTCCACTAAATCTACCTACTACAAAACTTTCATATGCCTGATTTAAATCTCTTTCTATATCAGCTTCATATGCAATATTTGTATTGAAATTATTATAAGGTAATAATCTTAATTCTGTTCTAGATGGTGATATTTCGTGAATCCATAATCTATCCATTTCTATTTTAGAACCAATCCTATTATTTACAAAATTGAATTGCACTCTAAATACTCCTGTGTTGTATCCTGCTTCTTTTACTAATTTTTTAACATCTATAAGAAACCCGCCACCATCATATATTGTATCCAATACATTTTCACTTCTTATAATATAGTTTGATATTTCGTTTGCATTAATATAACGAACATTTCCATAATCTTTTTGTTCTAATATGTTACTAGTAGAATCATATAATATAAATTCTAAAACATCATTATTACCAATTAAAAAAGGGGTTGGAATAAATCCCTTATCTATTAACTTAAGCTCAGTAGCACTTAACTCAGTAGTAAGAGATGTTCCCTTCTTTAATACATCATCAATATTTTTAAATTTATCTAAACTCATATTTTTTAACTTCTATGTTTGTATAAATTACAACTTAAAGAAACTTCTCCATTTTTACTTTTAAATGATACGGTTCCAGTATAGTTTGTAGCTTTACCTCCTCCTGCTATTCCTAAGAATGTTCTAGGTCTAGGGTCTAATCCATTAATTACACCAAAATCAGGTTGCATCGTTACTTCAACTTTTTGCTGAGGTTCTATATTAACTATTGATGGTCCGTTAATCCATGCTTGAGTACCTTTAATTTTTATATCAACGGTTATTGGCTCTAATGTTGTATTAAATAATTCTACAGTTGGGCCATTGTTCCATTTACCCGTTGATTCACCTGTTTTAACATCAAAAAATAACTCCTTTTGTGCAGGGTCTCCTTTTTCAATTACTCTAATGGTAAAATCCGCAGCCGCTTTAGCTCCCTCTGCTAATCTGGCATTTTTACCATTTAGTTGTTGAGTTAAACTATCCACTTGCTTTGAAAGAGATTGAACCGTCGCATTCTGTCCCTCATTTCTAGCTTGTAATCCAGTTTTTTCAATACCCTCGCTAACTGAACGTTGTAATGCAGTTTGCATTGTATCATTTACCAAAACAAATTGTTTTCTAAGTTGTTCTGCGTTTGATTCTGCAGTAACTCTTAATAATCTTTCATTATCTAATTGTATATCTAATGATGCCGATATTGAAGTTAATTCTGATACTTGTGCCTCTAATCCTCCAATTACTATGGATTGTGATAATATAGTTTCGTTTGCAAGTTCTAATGAACGAGTTGCCTGATTATATATTACACGTGGTACTAAATCTAATTGTGTTTCTTGTCTATCTGGAATTAATTCAGCTACAGTTATATCAATTGTCTTCTTTAATTCATCGGTATTATATATTCTTTTTTTAGAAGGTGCATACACAAACCCACCTTTCTCATCTTCAATGTTTGTTTGAAAATAAGAGTTTGGTTTGTTTTTAGCTACTAACGAACCACTATTCTGTAAATCCTTTTTAATTAATTCAAATTCCATTACTTAATTATAAAAGTTAAATCATCTTCAATAAATTCGTTTATACCATCTCTAACTATCTTAAATAGTAATCTGTAAATTCTATTCTTAGGAAAATTAGAAGTATCTAAATTAATATAATTACCATTCGCATCACAACTGATTTTTGTGTAATCCGAAAAATCTATTATATTAACTTTTGTTATTTCATCTCTAACTGCATAATATGAAGTTTGAGGTAAATACTTAACATCATCATATGAAAAGGAGTTTGTAAAACTTTTAGTTGGATACAAACTTCTTCCTATTATTTTTATCTTAACTTTATTACCCTCAGTATAATTATCCCTTAATTCTTTACTTCTAACTATAATTTGTGAATCAGTTAATGCAGTAAGTGAACCGGTGATAAATTGAGAATCATCCCATCCTAATTTTAACAAAGGTTGAAATATAGTGTTTGTTTCTTTAGAGTAATATTTTAGAACACCATAATCCAATGAAGTACTTTCAGCTGATGATGTATGTGATAATCTTAATCCATAATTAGCTGAACCTGTCCAATAATCATATATTGGTTTAATATTCATTTTGATATCTCCATCGAAATATGTAAATGATTGAATAGTTTCTATTGTATAATCAACTCCACTTTGGTTTGTCCAATTTATACCATCTGTGTTAATATTTTCAGGCCATGTCCCTCTCCCCATATTCCAACTTTCAGTTACAGGATATCCATACACCGAATAACTCACTGCCAGTTCTTCGGGCTGAGTAAGTGTTAATTGTAAAGTAGCCGATGATGCGGTTACATAAGATGGTACATTATCTATATCAAATTCAATAAATGTTCTAGCATTATCTCTTTCCGCAAAGCGTGAGTAATGTTTGGATATAGTTAGTATCTCATCTAAACCTGTGTTTTTATTTACATATAAACTATAAACCGATGCATCCTTTGATGCCGTTACAAAGTATATCATTATATAGCTTTACCTTTAATATCTTTATCAGGAAACTTAACTTCAAAGATAGATGGGTCTAACGATGGATAGATAATCTTATTCTTTGTTGCTGCTTGTATATCGTAACTATTTCTTGCATATATACCACCACACTTATTTACAATCTCAACCCTCTGAACCGATGCAACACCTTCAACCATAGCTATAGTTAATTCTATATCAGAAAGATTTATAGTTTGATTAAATTGCCAATTATTTATATCGAAGAAAGATTTTAACTCATTTATACAAGTTAATATTACTTCTCTTTGATTAAAGTTTTTATATGTGGTTATTTCAAAATTAACACCTATATTAATAATAAACCCATCGATTATGTTAACACCATCGGTTAACATTCTATATTCATTAATATATGTTTTAAGATTTTCCTTTACAGCTCTGTTTAGTATAGTTAGGTTTCCGTTTGAATCATATCCTAATGTATAAAGGTTAATAGCAAAAGGATTTACTAACTCTGCATTTTGTGTTGTCTTTTGTACAAAATTCCTAACTAATCCTTTTATATCATTTGTAGTTGGTATGTTACCTCCATTAGCAATTGCTGTTTTAGTTATAGTTTTTACTATTTCCGTAAATTGGTCTACATTATCAGTTGAGTTTAAAATACTTTCAGGTGAATTAGCGTTCAAAGAATTATCACCAACCGCAACTACTTTAGCAATTGCACCAAACTTTGAAGGCATTGATAAAGCTCTTACCTGATAATCTTTTGATGTCACTGCTCTATTTTGTGATGCAAAATTAGCTAATGCACTTTCTCTAATCTCTTCTATTGTATCAAATCCTCTTCCTCCCTTTGCAGGTATTTCGTTTTCAACTGCAACTGAATTTTTGATAAACGTATATACGGTATCATCTAAATCTAACATATCTACTAAATCATTATCAAATGTAATTGATGATATAGTTGTCAAATCTCCTTGTGGTACATTTGAACTAATTCCTCCTCCTACTAAATATTTTATCGTTAATGTAGTATTAGATGGTGATTGACCATATGATTTTGTTTTTAAAAAATTGGTTGGGTCATATGATTCTCCCATTCTATCGATTGAACTATTTAATCCTAATCCTACATTTTTAACGTTTGGTATTAAAAGTTCATCTGATAAAGAACTATCTCCACCTCCAAAATGAATTGATGTGGTAAAATCATCGTTTACTCTACTTACAAATCTTCTACTAGTTTTTAATAATTTTAAAAGGTATGGTACAGTTTCTTTAAATTGATATAAATCTGGGTCATTAGATTCTGCATTAGGATAATCAATATATATTGTTTCTTGTGCCAAATATGGAACTTCATACCATTTATTACCCTCATCATCTATAACAGATTCAATTGATATAACATTTGTTTCCGGTAAAATCAATGATGCAAATGATTCAGCTGAAGTGAAAGGTTGAGTGTATTCTTTTTCTGTAGCTGATATTGCCTGAATTTGCTTCTTAATTAAATAATAATTAGGAACGTTAAAATCTGATAAATTATATACAGAAATTTCTCTATCGATTGGGTCACTAAAATCCAATGATTCAACGGTTCTAAAAGTAATTTCAGAATTAGATGTAGATGTTATCGTTAATCCAGAATTAAGTCTCAATAAGTATCTAGTATCCAATTCACCTGCGTTATCTGCTTTACATAATTGATATACAGATAATGTTGTTACTGCTGGTGCAGATGATTTTGGTTTATACCCCAATAAGTTAGCTAATGCAAATACATTTTTTTCTTCGGATGCATATTGTATTAAACTCTCTTTTAAAGAAGCATCGGTATAATAACCTAATACATCTCCTATGTAAGATGCCATTTCAATAAACATCATACCAGGTGAGGTTTCATTAAAATCGTTATATGTACTTGGGAAATATGTTTTAGCATACTCCATTAAGTTAGTTCTAAACGAATCGAAATCCTTACCTAAATAGGATATATCTCTACTATTTCTACCTATATTTTTATTTGTTACTTTAAATGCCATTATTCATTTATATTAAATGTTACCGTTTCTAAATTTTGTTGTCCAGCAACTCTAAAATTCAATGTAACCGTAAAGAAATAGGTATCTCTATTTGTGTTTGATTGGTCTACCAATATTTCATCAATTGATATATACGGCATCCATTCTTGAATAGCTCTATCAATAGAACGTTCAATTTCTGATTCTAAATCATCCGTATTTTGGTTAAATAGAGTATTATACAAATCCGTACCAAAAGTGGGATGCATTAATCTTTCACCCTTTCGAGTTAAGATTAAATTTTTTATATTGGATTTAACCTGCTCTGAAGTTTGGTAAGATTGGGCAAAGAATCCACCATTCCCTCTTTGGATTGGGAGAGTGATTCCTATTGCCACCCTATCCTTTTCAGGTAGGTCTTTTACTAACTTAGGGCCGGTTATGATTGCCATTATCTATTTTTATCTTTACTTGCCGCCAAAACCTTAGCACTTCTTGCGATTGCTTTATCTAATATATCGTTTCCGGTACTTATTGGTGCGGAAGGAGATGCATACTGATTAGTTGGTTGATATCCCATTTGAGGGTCACCATATCCAACCATTTCAGGAGTTAACGTACCCCATCCACCATCATCCGTAGAGTAATTAGGTCTAATTCCTGCCATTGCAGTTTCATTAAGAACCTGATTTAACATTGGGTTCTTAACATAATTCTTTTGTTCAGGCTGAGATTCTCTATCTCTGCTTAAAATTTTGTTAGCTAAATCGAACGGGTCAGCACTTTCCTCCACCAATGATTTAAGAGAAGATTGTTGTTTAGCAGGTTGTGTTTTCTTAACCTCTGCTAATACTTCTTTTCTTATTTCTTCTTTGATAAGAGAAATTTCTTTTTTTACTTCCTCCTGAACGATTATTTGAATTGCTTTAAATAGTTTGTTCGTGTCCATACATTGTTATTGTTTATATAAATATTTGCTTTTATTATTTGGTAAAATTAAGCTGATATTGTAGTACTTAATTTAGTTTGTACCTGAGCAACCCACGCTTCAGTTGTACTTGTTGGGGTTATACCCAATTTACTAGCTATCTTAAATCCACCCTGTCTAATAAGAGAATAAGCGCTACCACCTATCTTATTTCCAATCAATCCTTCGTTATTTATCCTTAAATTAACAAAATATTCAGCCAAATCTTTAGGGTCTTTCATTCCTTTTTCATACACATCCACTAAACGTTTGCCAAATCCTTCGAACCAACCAGGGCCATTCCAAGTAGCATATGCGAAATTCCACATAAGCTTACCATTCGTTGGAATCAATGCTTTTAATTCTTCATTTTTAACAAAATTCTTCATATTTCTATCAAAACTAACCTTCATTATTTTTGCTGCTAATAGTACTAATTGAGATTTTAGTGGGTCAGGTGGTATATAATTATATGACCAATTATCCCATGCGTTCTGAGCATCGATTAATTTAAAAAATGCTACGCCATCCGTTGGGTTGTTTTTTTCAATATTTCCAGCGATTCTATCCAATCCAAACATAGTTTCACCACTTTTGTGATATCTCTTATCTTTGATAAAGGGTGTTCGTGTACTTGCTCTATAGTGTTTATGTCCAGGAACATTATAAGGATGGTCTACAACCATTGCAGGATTTCCATAACCTCCTTCAACCGTAGCAATAATTTGTATAGCTGCTTCTAAGAATGTTAACGGCTCATCTGTTATCGGCCTTTTAGATATACTTAAATCACCTTCTCCTCCAGAACCGTCTCCAGCTGCCTGTGCATTGTAAGCTGCAACAATAGCATCGGCATTTCCTAATAAATCAGGCCTATCTCCTAATCCTAATGCTAAGAAAGCACTATCAAATGATAATTGATTTGATAAAATTGCAGCACTCGCATTTGTAGTAAATCCTAACCAATTTACTATACCGGGAGTAAGTACAGCAGCAGGTGGTGCCCCCAACATTGCCATTACATTAAATATTCCACTTACGGTTCGCAAATGTATATCCGCGGCGGTAATGAAATTATTTATAAAGGTATCTACATTAGGTTCTCCTTTATAAATAAAAGTAGGTATCTGTGCGGTTGTTCCTGGATTGGTACATAATATACTTAATACTGATAACGATGGAGGTGTATATCCCGGTGGAACAAGTGCGAGTGGTTTCATTGGAGCAAGAGTTGCACCTGTCCAATATGTTACAAACCCATTTGCCAAAAGTTTAATTAAATCTAATTGTTCAGGTGATGTGGCTTGTTGTAAAAATACAATTTTAAACATTGCCTCCATTCCTGCAACATTACCTGCTAAAACCGGGTTACCGGCTACCAAATCACCTGCAGGTGGTACTTTCATTGCCATATCATATGCTATCGCCAATTGTTTGGGTAACACATCATAATCTAATGGATATGATTCCATTACAGCCGTTATTTGTGTTTTAAATCCTTCCCAACCTGGCATATATTAAAATTTATTAAGCTACTCCAACTTTTTTTGATAATATTGATTCTAATCTGTCTTTAATTTGCTCAAGTTTTTTTTCCATTTTAGGATTCATACCACTAACAGGACCTGCTGGTGTAAGTAAACCACCTGCTTTAAGGTTTTCCATTTCAGTTATTATTTCCCTTAAAATATTTACTAATGTGTCACCTAATACCGCCGATTGTACCTCTATATCACCCAATCGTATCTTTCCAGCGTTTCCTACATATAAAGTAATAAATTTATCTGGAGCTTGAATATCGATATTACCTTTTGAGTTTATATTTGCCCCTAACTCAGTATCAACGGAAAAAATTCCATCGGTAATTACACCATAATGACCTTTAGACCAAAATATCATTTCATTTATTCTAGATGAAAAAACTAATCTATCGGATGATATTATAATCTGATTACCGTCTAATGCTGGAGGATAATTTTCAAAAGCGTAAGATTTTTTGGGTAAAAATCCTGGTAAAGGTATCGCTTTCTGTGGGTTCATTTTAAAATTAGTAGTTCCTACAATCGGAAGAGGTGTTCCAGGTGAAAATGGTGATGTATAATTTCCACTACTTATTGCAATAGAAGAACCATCTTTATTTATATCCTCTTCTACCTCACCTCCTCCTAATATTCCCGAGATAATTCCTCCTAACAATCCTTTTTTAGCTTCTCCATTTCTTATAATCAAAATTGGACTACCACTACCTGCACCACTACTCATTCGAATTGATTGACCATATCTAGATTGAATAACAGTATCTCCTTCGTATAATTTTAATCTTTTAGCTGGCTTGCCACCCGTTAATCCTGCCAATGCACTTCCACCTGATAATGCCAATGATTTAAATGAGCTTATATCAGTAAGAGGAGATTTTGCCAATCCCTGTCTACCCTTCATTACACTTGAACTGATAGAGTCATTAAAATTGAATCTCCTATAGGAAGGTACGTTTGAATCATTAAATACTTCAACTATCTCACCTACCATCGGCACAGTTAAACACATTTCATCAATTGGGTATGCCGTTTTTGCAATACCTTTATTATTAAGACCCAATCCCTTTACGGATATTGAACCTGGAATTATATTATTACCAGTCGCATCTTTTTCAATTGAAAGGTACACTTTCTCAACAACTCCTAAATAAGTTGTTGGTTTACTTTGTACATTGTTGGAACTTGCGTTTACTCTATATTCACTTTTTGTGCTTAATAAATCTGCCATTATTTTTTGGTTTGTTCAAGTTTCCTTTGGATTTCTTCCAATTCATATTCAATATCATCTACTTTATCCATAGTTTTAGCTTGAACATCTTTTGAAATCTTCTCCAATTCACCCAGTAACTCTTCCTTTTCTTTATCGGATAATAATCCTCCATCATTAGTTCCTTTATATTCCATTGCAACGAATCGTTGTCCAATTGTTGCTAATCTAATCAGTATATCATCATTCTCTACTGAGAACTTAACTAAATCTTTGATAACCGGTCCAATTGCAGCAATATCCCCTGCATGTCTGATTTGTTTTTTGAATTCCTCAATCAAATCACTTATTTTCTGTTTTTTTGAATGTTGGTTAGTATATATCTCACCGAATAAGTCAGATAACTTCTTTTCCCCAAACATTACAAAATCTGTAGATTGTTGTTTTGCCATATCAATAAATACCTTATTAAATAATTTTTTGTGTATCGATGAATCTATGTAACTCATCTGATAATAATATATATCCTTCTGAATTAGGATGTTGTGTTCCTCTTGTATCCCATCGTTCTATATGCTCCCATAAATCAGCCCTATTAAACTCATTTAGATACCCCCTAGCGGTTTGTTTTTTGAATTGCCAATAAACTCTACTATCTATCAAGTCCGTTCTATCGTAGTGAGGTAAAACACCCATAAACATATCTTCTATACCATCTATAAACATATGTTTAATTTTATAATGTTTAAAAAATTCCTGTAAAAATATTATATAGTTTTGGTTAACTATACTATAATAATTTTCGTTATATAAATTAGTTAAATAGAATTTTTTATAATCTTCCATAAAGAAATCATAATATCTATTCTCTGTTTGGGTAGATGTGAAGAATCTATCAGGTGTTTCCATTAGATGTTTTGTACTCCAACTCAACCATTCACCTTTAGGCCCTTTTGGAAAAAATGGTAGATAATCTCTAAGTGAAGAAGACCACATAACAATAACAAAATCGTTTTTTGTAGTCTCTCCACTTTTTATATCATCAACTATCTGATTGAATATAACATTATTGGGATTACCACTTATCCCATTATTTTGATAAGGTAATCCCAATTTATCACTTAGGTGCTTAACCCAACTATTTTCTTTTTGATAGATTATCTTTTCGTGTTTAGAGAGGGTGTCTTCGATTTCTCTATTACATCCCTCTCCAACTGTCCAACTATCTCCATATGCAACTATTCGTTTCATTTTTTAGTTATAACATAATCCTCTATTACTAACATATCCAATTCAACTTCCAAAAATGTATCTATTGCCGTTTTCGGGTCTCTAATCATTGTTTGGTCTTTAACATTGAATGATGTGTTAAGAACTATTGGATATTCGTTTTGTTTTTCCAATTCAGTAAGTAAATCATATATTCTAACACAATCTTCTCTATTTAGGGTTTGTATTCTAGCAGTTCCGTCAACATGAGTAATTGCAGGTAACATATTTCTATACTCTTTTTTAACCCCTACTATTTGATTCATATATGGAACTGATTTATCCCATTCAAAATATGTAGAAACATCTTCCAATTTTACAATCGGTGCGAATGGTCTAAACCCTTCTCTCTTTTTTACTATTTTGTTTATTCTACTTTTCATTTCCCCATTTGTAGGGTCAGCCAAAATAGAACGATGCCCAAGGGCTCTAGCACCAAACTCCAATCTACCTTCGAACCAAGCCACAACTTTACCATTTGATATTGCATCTGCAACAACTGAAATAATTTCATCATCGGATAGTTTATTGTATATTAATTTTTTATTGTAATTTTGTAATTCTTTTTTAACCACATCGCTTAAATATTTTGGGCCCAAATAAGGATTTGTATTATCAATTCTATGCGGATGTGTACTATTATAATATGATATTAAACATGCCCCAATTGAAGAACCCGCATCCGATGGTGCATTTGGTATCCATACATTTTTAAAGCCTGTCTTCTTTGAAATCTTTCCGTTAGCAGTTCCGTTGTATGCACACCCTCCACCTAATACTAAATTATCACATTTTGTTTTACGATGTAAATCTTTTAATAAACGAAAAAAGTACATTTCATAAATGAATTGTACCGCCGCTGCTAAATCCTTATGTTCTTGAGTAATTTCTTCTTCCGGTAAACGAGGTAGAATTCCTAAATGATTTGATAATTCTGAAGTGAACATCACCTCATCACTTTTATCATATTGAAACATTTTCATATTCAATGTATATCCTCCTTTCTTAGAAGGATAAATAATTTCTCTGAATTTATGTGAAAATGTTTTTGGGTTACCGTAAGGTGCTAATCCCATTACTTTATATTCTCCTTCATTAGGTTTGAATCCTAAGAACGCAGTAAACGTAGAATATAACATTCCCATAGAATGTGGGAACTTTGTAGTTTCCAATGTATCCCAAATATTTCCTTTTCCATATGCTAAAACTGTCGTATCCCATTCACCAACTCCATCGATACTTAATATCGCCGCTTCTCTATATGGAGAAGTTAAATATGAATAACCAATGTGTGAATCGTGATGTGATGTAAATTTAATTTGAGCCTTAGAAAACATCCATTTTAGTTTCTTTACCAAATTAAAATATTGTTTGATTCCTTTTACTCCAAATCTAAATGCATCTTTTATTTGGAAATTCTTCAAACAATTTGTTACAACTCTATGTGTCTTAACTAAAGGCTTCTCATAAAAACAAACCTCTTCAATATCTTCAAAACTAAATCTGGATTCTTCAATAATCCACTTAATTGATTTTTCTGGAAATGAACTATCATGTTTTATCCCACTAAATCTTTCTTCTTCTACGGCTAGTACCACTTTTCCATCTTTGATTAAACATACTGATGAATCGTGATAATAACAACTTATTCCTATTTGTATCATCTATAAAAAATATCTTCTTCTATGGTAATATCTCCTGTGTTTAAGTACTCTTCTAAGATTTTGTCCTGATGTACTTTCATAGTTGAAATTACCTTTGTTATGTAATGTGTTTTATGCCCTGTCATCTCTCTTATTAAAAGGTAGAGGCTTTTTTTGTTAAAATTTTCAATATAATCAACTCTCCTAAATAGTTCTAATATAGCATCTGCAATTTGTATATCTCTCTTCTTATCAAATACAACATTTAGTTTAATATCCCAATATGATAACATAAGAGTTCTGAATTCAACATGAGTACTATCCGTTTCGATTGCCAACGTATCTTCAGAAGGATTCCAGCTCTCCGGCATCGCAGACATTAATTCATTCTGTTTGTATCTTTTGTAATTTGAATTATTCAATAAAATTAAATGATTTAATGCCATTCTAGTAAAATAAGAGAATGCTTTACCCTTACCCTCCTGAAACATATGAATTTTATAAATCATCTGAGATACTACTTCTCTTTTTACATCTCCATGCCCATCATCAAAATAAGAAAACTTATAAGTATTCAGAACATTTTCCGCTATCTTTTCAAACGGATATTTTATTTTTTCCGAATATAATGTATTTCTTTCTCTAAGGTTTTCGGATTTGTTATAAGCTATTATCGCTTCCTCCGTTTCCAAAGTGAAATACATTTTACTTTTAGGAGTTTTTGGTTTTCTCGGCATCTTATTCTATAATGTTTTTAAATTCTTCTATCTCATTTTTAATATCATCAAATGTAACACCAACTTCGTCATCTTTTTCAAAAATTTCTTTTGAATCTATATCTCTAATTCTTTGTAATAGAGCCTCATACGCTTCCTGTCTATCTAATATAAAATTTTCATACACATCGATTTTAGTTAATAGGTTTAAAATACCCATAACCCCTACTATCGTTGTTAGTATGAAAAATATCATTATTGTTATTATCATAAATTTTATTTTAAGCTTCTCCTGGTTTACCGAAATGCATCATATATGAAGAATCATCTTTAGTATTGGATTTAAATTCAGATGCTATCCATTGTTCCACAATAGCCTTTTTACCATCTATCATTTCCTCTAATTCTTCTTTTGAAATCAATTCTTTTTCAATAATCAAATCTACCAATGAATACAATAGTATTTGCATCGAAATCATCTGATTACTTTGTTCTACTATTTTATTGGTTAGAACGTTATTTAATTCTTTTTGATTCATTTTATATTACATTAAAACATATCCCTTCTCAATAAACTTAGAGATGTGTTTATATTTAATTTGCTCAATGTTACCATTAGGGTCTTTAGCCATAACTAATTGATTTCTTTCGTACTGAACTGATTTTTTAATAGGTTGATTTATATTTTTATCAGCAATTGTTATACCATCTAATAGGTCAATCATTTGTTGTGCAAAAATACATTCATCTAAACCTTCTCTATCATTTTCCATATCACCTTTGAATACTACCAACCCTAAGTTATCGGTTTGAACTTCAATTGAAAAAGCTCTAACCACTATTCTACTTTTTCCATTTGTATCAAACTCAGACATTTCAGTAGATTGAAATGCATCATTTGAATACTTTGTTATATATGGATTAATTAAAAGGAGTGGAGTTTCTGTATTAAGATAAAATGCTCTAAATGGTAGATTAACACTTCTCGTACAAACTGCTGAAAGTTTTGTGTTATTAGCGTAACGCTTTAATGTTTTTAATATCAACTCCTCATCTGATTTTGTAAAAGGAGTAGATTCAATTTTAGTTAATTTCATATTTCTTATTTAATATTATACAAAGATAATAAAACTTTTTGAAATTTACAAATAAATCAATATGTTTTTGAATTAAAATCAGTAGGATATTTTATTGGTTCTTTATGAGTTAACCAATAGTTTACTGCATTTTGGTCGTTTATCCACTTTTGCGTGTCATTCCAATTAAATTCAGGTCTAGCATAATATGGTAACATATCTTTCATTACCAATGCCCTGTTTGGGTGAGCTGTTACTTTATTTATTAAACCATCTCCATCCGTATCAATTCCATCAATAGAACCATCTCCATCTAAATCAATTCCCCTTACACTAAAATCTCTGGTAAGCTTTGTTAAGTCGATATCTTCTTCCACATTTTCATCAACGGATTCATTGACTTTTTTTTTAATTCTTCATCGGTTAGTATCACTTCATCTTTTTCCACATTTGTTGTAGTGGAATTAATTTCGTTTTTTTTTATGTCCTCATTATATTGAGTAGCCGCATTGACTAATTGTTCATTTGGTTCGGTTGGATTCTCTATTTCATTAAAAAACACCTCAGCATCCTTCTCTGATTTCAATATCGGTGTTTCTCCGTAAACTTCATACATAGAAGGTACTTTTTCTTCCTCTCTTTTCATTACCAACCCATTAAATGCGATAATAAGAGCAATTGCGAGTGGGTCAAACACTATTACAATCAAAAATATGAAGAATTTAACCACATTTTTGAGTTCTATACCAAAAGCATCCGCCACAAACCTAAATCCACCTACTTCTTTCTCTAAATCGATGTTAGCAATCTTAATTTTGTTGATTTCTTCGGTATTTTTAGCATTAGCCTCCTGTAATTTACCAATTTTATCGTTC